ACTACGATCAGGTAGACGTCATTCCTGTGTCGGACCCCAATGCATCCACGCTGGCTCAGCGTGTCGTGCAGTACCAAGCGGTGATGCAGCTCGCGCAGTCCGCTCCTCAGATTTATAACTTGCCTCTCCTCCATCGACAGATGATTGAGACGCTGGGCATCAAGAATGCCGACAAGTTGGTACCGACTAACGACGACATGAAGCCGATGGACCCTGTGTCCGAGAACATGGCGGTCCTGATGGGTAAGCCGGTCAAGGCGTTCCTCTACCAAGATCACGAGGCTCATCTGCAAGTCCATATGTCGGCTATGCAGGACCCGAAGATCGCGGCGATGGTTGGCCAGAACCCGCAGGCTCAGGCTATTCAGGCAGCTGCTGCGGCTCACATCATGGAGCACGTGGCGTTCCAGTACCGCAAAGAGATTGAGAAGCAGCTGGGCGCGACATTGCCTCCGCCGCCGGACTTTGAAGGTGAGGATGACGATGTTGGTCGCCTGCCTCCGGAGATCGAGGTACAGCTGTCGCAGATGGCAGCACAAGCCGCTGCCCGCCTTCTGCAGAAGGATCAGGCTGAAGTACAGGCCCAACAAGCTCAAGAGCAGATGCAAGACCCGCTCGTGCAGATGCAGCAGATGGACCTGCAGATCAAGAAACAACTCGCCGACATCAAGGCGCAAGAATTGCAGATTGACTCCCAGATCAAGCAAGCGGAGTTGGAGCTGCGAGCAAGAGAGGTCCAAGCACGGATCGAGAATGAACGTACCAAGAACGTTACCGACGCGGCTAACCGCGCAGATGACCTGAACCTGAGAGAGGCGCAGGCACGTGCCCAGACACAGCTGGAAGCACTTCGCTTGCAGATCGAGGCCGCTGACATGGCGGACGCTGTCAGGCTTAAGGAACTACAGCAACAGCTGAACGCCGTACGGCTTCAACTTGATGCCGCAAACATGGCTGACCAAGGTGCCATTCGTGAAGCCGAGGTTGGTCTGAAACAGCAGCAGATGGCTGCTATGCAACCGGCTGAAGAGCCAGAACCTAACGAAGATGAGGAAGAAGCTACCTAATGTCCTACAGCAACGCTCTCGATTACTTGGTCTCCAAGTTGAAAGATGAGCGCGTTTCGATAACGGAGTACATGGCGCGAGGCAACAGCGTCAAGGACTACGCAGATTATCAACGCCTTTGTGGAATCGTTCAGGGTCTCGATTTCGCAATGCTAACCGTAAGTGACCTTGCAAAACGTCTAGAGGATGACGCAGATGAGTGATATTTCTGTCTCTGAAACAGTTGATACAGCTGAGAAAAAAGCCAAGCAACTCCCTGATCCCAAAGGCTTTCGTATTCTGTGCATGGTTCCGAAAATGGAATCTGAATATGAGAGCGGCATCATCAAGGTCGAAGAAACCAAGCGCGTCGAAGAGCAGACCACTACGGTTCTGTTTGTCGTGAAGCTGGGTGATATGGCCTACAAGGATGAGTCCCGGTTCCCCACCGGCCCTTGGTGCAAAGAAGGCGACTTCGTTCTCGTGCGCCCGTACTCCGGTACGCGGATCAAATTGCACGGAACTGAGTGGCGCATCATCAACGACGATACGGTGGAAGCTGTAGTCGAAGATCCCCGTGGCTTGAGCCGCGCATAAGGAGTAATCATGGCTAATGAACAGTTTCGATTTCCTGATGAGCTTGAGAACGCTACTGAGCCTGAAAACGATATTGAGGTCGAGATCGTAGACGACACGCCAGAAGAAGACCGTGGCCGTGTCCCGCTGCCGAAGAATATCGTTGAAGAGTTGGATAACGATGACCTTGAGGAATATTCCGAAAAGGTAAAGAAGCGTCTCAGCCAGATGAAAAAGGTCTGGCACGACGAGCGTCGTGAAAAGGAGCGCGTATCCCGTGAACGTGAGGAAGCGTTGCGGTTTGCGCAACAGGCTTATGAGGAAAACAAGCAGCTGCGTCAGCAGCTTGGCGCTGGCGAACAGATCTTTATCGGTGAAGTGGCTAAGGCCGCCAATTTGGAGCTGGCTGCAGCAAAAGAAAAGCTGAAGCAGGCGTACGAATCTGGCGACGCAGAACTTATTACGGACGCACAGGAAGCCCTGACCGACGCGAAACTCCGTATTAAAGAAGTAGAAAGATTTCAGCCCACTTTACAAAGTGATAATACGAGTGTACAAAATACTAATCAGGTACAAGCACCGCCACCCGCACCTTCTCGTGTAGTCGATCAAAAGGCTGAAGAGTGGAGACAGCGGAATGAGTGGTTCGGTGCGGACGAGGAGATGACCGCCCTCGCGTACGGCCTGCATGAAAAATTGGTCCGGTCGGGTGTCGATCCACGCAGTGATGACTATTACCGCCGTCTTGATGAGACGATTCGTCGGCGCTTCCCAGAGCGATTTGAGGACGCCGAACCCGTGCGAAGCCCTAAAGCTCCTGCACGCAAGGCAGCTACAGTTGTAGCTCCAGTAACGCGGGGTACCGCGCCGCGTCAGGTCCGCCTGACACCGTCGCAAGTTGCGATAGCCAAAAGGCTTGGTTTGACCAACGAGGCGTACGCAAGAGAACTTATTAAGCTGGAGAACGACAATGGCTGAGAATCGACTTAATCGTGAGGTAGAGAGTAGGCAGGCTGAGCAACGTGAACAAATGTGGCGTCCGCCGGAAACTCTTGCTACTCCCAAGCCACAACCGGGCTGGGAGTTTAGGTGGATTCGGACTCACCTGATGGGGGCACCTGACCCCACGAATACGTCTGCAAAGTTCCGCGAGGGCTGGATTCCGGTGAAAGCCGTAGACCATCCCGAACTCAATATCCCCGGCAATGCTAGTGGGAACGTTGAGAATGGTGGGTTGATTCTGTGCAAGGCCCCTGAAGAGATGGTGCGGCAGCGTAATGCATATTACAGCCGTCAAGCGTCGTCCCAGATGGAAGCCGTGGACAACAACTTCATGCGTACCAATGACGAGCGTATGCCGCTCTTTAATGAGCGTAAGTCTAACGTGTCGTTTGGACGTGGGAATAGATCTTAAATTTTGGAGTAACTCATGGCATACCCTACGATTGATAAGCCGTATGGTTACAAGCCGGTCAACCTGATCGGTGGACAGGTATTTGCAGGTGGTACCCGGCAGTATCCTATCCCGTATGCATACAGCGTAAACTTGTTTTATGGTGATCCGGTAACGATCCAAACCGCAGCGGCAGCGACCGTTGGTGGTCTTGTGACGCAGGCTGGCGCTGTAAATACGACCAATACCATCGTCGGTATTTTTCTGGGCTGCAGTTTTACCAACCCGTCTACCAAGCAAAAAGTGTTTTCGCAGTATTGGCCCGCGAACACCGCTGCTGGTGACGCTGTTGCGTATGTTGCGGACGATCCGGACGTTGTCCTCCAGTGCGCGGTTACGACTGGCGCAGCTCTGACAGGTATCGGCTCTGGTTCGGCGCTTCTGGTTGGGTCGAATTTGGCTGGTACGACGCTGACGACTTCTGGTTCGACCGTAACCGGTAACGGTGTATCTGGTGTAGTAGCAGCTAGTGCTAACACCGCCAGCGCCGGTTTCCGCGTTCTCGGTCTGGTGCCGGATACACAGATTCGTACGTCTTGCACGTATGTGTCTGGCGGTGCTGCAGCGGCTACTTCGGTGGTAGTTTCTGGCCTGACGGTTGGCCAAGTCCTGCCGGTTGGTACGGACGTGTATAACCTCGTAAGCGGTCAGCTGCAATACACGGGTAGCACGCTGTCGTCGTCCTCGACGGTAACTACGACTGGTAGTACTACGCTGACGATTACGGCTGTTCAGACCGCAGTAGCAGCTGGTACCGTCGTACTCGTACAGTCGCCTGAAGTTCTGGTAAAACTGAACTTTGGCGCTCACCGTTACTACGTTGCTTAATAAGGAGCAGTGAAGAATGGCTATTTCACGCGCGCAACTGCTGAAGGAGCTGCTCCCCGGCCTGAACGCTCTGTTTGGGATGGAGTACAGCTCGTATGGTGAAGAGCACAAGGAACTCTACGAAGTAGAGACCTCGGAACGCTCTTTTGAAGAAGAAACTAAGCTGTCGGGCTTCTCGGCTGCTCCGGTTAAGGCGGAAGGTACGGCGATTGCGTATGACAATGCGCAGGAAGCATGGACCTCGCGGTACAACCACGAGACGATTGCTCTCGGCTTCTCCATCACGGAAGAAGCGGTTGAAGACAACCTGTATGACTCGCTCAGCAAGCGTTATACCAAGGCGCTGGCTCGTGCTATGGCATACACGAAGCAAGTTAAGGCCGCTTCGGTTCTTAACCAAGCGTTCGCTGCCGGTGTTACCGGCGGTGATGGGGTATCGCTCTGCAACACGGCGCATCCGCTCGTGTCGGGCGGTACGAACAGCAACACCTTCGCCACTCAGTCTGACCTGAATGAGACGTCGCTTGAAGCGGCTATCATCCAGATCGCTGGCTGGACCGACGAGCGTGGTCTGCTGATCGCTGCCAAGGGCCGCAAGCTGATCGTTCCGCCTGCTCTGATGTTCGTTGCTAAGCGCCTGCTGGATACGGAACTCCGTGTCGGCACCACCGACAACGACATCAACGCGCTGCGGGCTATGGGCGCGATTAGCGGCGGCTTCTCCGTTAACCACTTCCTGACGGATACCAATGCTTGGTTCCTCCTGACGGACGTGCCGAACGGTCTGAAGCACTTTGTCCGCACCCCGCTGCAGAACAGCATGGACGGGGACTTCGATACTGGCAACGTCCGTTACAAGAGCCGCGAGCGTTACAGCTTCGGCTGGTCGGACCCGCTGGGTATCTTCGGCTCCGCAGGCGCGTCCTGATCGGTGAGCTGATGTGGAAAGGGGGGCTTCGGCCCCCCTTTTTTCTTGACTGAAGGCTTTTACAGGCGTATATCTGGAACTATTCTAGGTAACAACAGCCGTATCAGCTTCCTAGACAGATGATGCACCAATGATACGGCGACTTGTGCATAAGGAAGCATAATTATGGCCGTTGCAACTCATTTAGGTCCGTGGCTGCTTGGTACGGTAAAAGACACTACTGGCACCACCGCTGGCACTATTCGTAACCTTGGCGCGACGCAAGTTGTTCAGACCAAGGAAATCGTCCTCGCTGACGGCACCGCCACTATTACCGCCGCCTCGCTCCCTGCTGGCGCTCTGGTTACCGGCATGCAGTTCTTTACTAATACGGCGTTTACGGCTGGCACAATTGTGATCAGCATCGGAGGCACGGTTTACGCAAACGGTGTAACACTGCCTACCGCTCTCGGTATTACCGCTGTTACTACCACTACGACTAGTTCCGCCGCCGCCATCGTTGGTACTACTGACGAGCTGGTTACTTATGCGATGACTGGCCCGACTGGTGCTGGAGCGAGTATTACGCTGGTTATCAGCTATATCGTTCGTAATGCGAACGGTTCGTACGCTCCGATCCCGTAATTTGTAGGGGGATACCATGTCCGGATGGACTATAGTTGATCGTAATACGAACAAGTCTCTTCCGTGGACTGGTTCTGGCGCTGAGCAAGCTGGGTATATTACGCCGTCTCCGGGGTCGCAAGACCCCGTTGGCAAAATGCGTATTTCTTCTCCGCAGTCGCTAATCGATACTGACTTTGAGTATGGGCAGCAGCCCACGAAGTGGGAGTCCATTTCTCTGCAGAATAATCGGCAGAGTATGTATTACCTGCCCCAACAGGCCGCGCCGGTTACGGCGGTTACCGGTAACGGTACCCGCACCGTTGTAGTCGCTATGACTAGCACGGCTAACTTTGCTATTGGCTCTCCTATCTTTGTGCAAAACAGTCTGGATAATAACGCCAACGGCTGGTACTACGTAGAAGCACTTAGTACAAACGTAAGTGTTACTTATACCGCCGTAGGTAACGTAGCATCCGGTAACCAACTCAATGCTGCTTTGACGTTCGTATATCCGGGGTATTTTTACTCCGCATGCGGTATTCCGCTCGGCGTTACCAACGCCTTCACCAATGCGGGCACGACGGTTAGCGTCACTA